GTGGGGTTTACCCTAAGTTGGATCAAGGGGCACTAAGTTATGGTTGACCTTACCAAAGCCATCGGAGCAGTTGCCGCAAGCGTTGCCGCGCTAGGCGGCAGCTACACGCTTGCCGACAAGTTCGGTTGGCTTGACAGGGCCATCATTGAATGGACTCCAGAGCATTTTAAAATTGTGGCCGAGGCTGGCAAACCGATCAACGTCACTGTTGCGCGGATCAAAAAGCGTGACGACTGCTCTGTCGAGAGTTTTACACCAAGCATTCGTGATGCGGCAGGCATGGTGCATGAAGCAACCACCACCGCAAGCAAGTTTAGCGGCCCAGCAGGCCCAGAAATTGACACCTTCACGTACCAGCTTACGATGGTGCAAAAAGAAAAGATCGCTGATGGCAGGGCCACTTTGCTGGCGACGATTAAATACAAATGCCCAGAGGGCGAGCGAGTGGTTCAGTACCCGCGCCACCCTAATTTGAGTTTTGACCTAAAGGGGTAAGCATGGACTGGCTCAAACAAATCGCACCGACCATCGCCACGGCAATGGGTGGCCCACTGGCGGGCATGGCTGTGTCGGCCATCTCCAAGGCCATTGGGGTTGACCCTGACAAGGTGGGAGACATGATCTCCAACAACAAGCTGTCAGCAGAGCAGATCGCCCAGGTCAAGATTGCAGAGATCGAATTGCAAAAGCAAGCGCAGGAACTTGGCCTAAACTTTGAAAAGCTGGAAGTGGAAGACCGCAAGTCAGCACGGGACATGCAGGCCACCACTCGTAGCCTCATGCCTCCCATCTTGGCTGGCGCTGTGACTGTTGGCTTTTTTGCCATCATGACACTGATGTTTTTCAACAAAGTGGACAGCAACAACCCCGCCATCCTGATGATGCTGGGCAGCTTGGGCACTGCTTGGACGGGCATCATTGCCTACTACTTCGGCTCGTCTGCTGGCTCCCAGGCCAAGACTGACATTCTCTCAAGAACAGCAAAATGAATTTAACACCCAACTTCACCCTTGACGAGTTGACGGCATCCGAGTCAGCCGAGCGCAACGGCTGGGACAACAGCCCCAACGATGCAGAACTTGAGAACCTCAAGCGACTGGCTGATTTTTTGGAACAAGTCAAAGTGGTGCTGGGCGGCAAGCCGGTCATGATCAATTCGGCCTTTCGGTCCAAGAAAGTCAACGACTCGGTGGGCAGCAAGGACACCAGCCAGCACCGCATCGGGTGCGCTGCTGACATTCGTGTGCCCGGCATGACCCCAGACGAAGTGGTGCGCAAGGTCATCGCCAGTGGCATCGGCTACGACCAAGTAATCCGCGAGTTCGACCGCTGGACACACATCAGCATCCCCAACAACGTGGACACCAGCCCCCGCAAGCAGGCGCTGATCATCGACAAGGCTGGCACCCGTCAGTTTGCGTAAAAGTACACGCAAGCCGCCAAGAAGGTTAGCCACACCACGCCGACAATGCCCAACAGCATCCACTCGGCCAAGTGCCTGAGTTGGTCACGCCACACGCTTGGCGGCAGCGGTTCAGCGGACTTCATACGCTGCCCAACTCTCGCCACCCGGACTGGGCAGTCCCGGCCTTGATTGCAGTTCCCGTAATCGTCGCAGCAGTTCGTCATCTCGAATCCTTTCTTCGGTTGAAAATCGGTGCAGGTTGGCACATTCGTATCTACGTGTCACCAAGTTGTCTATCTTGCGGGTGCGTGTCTCTTTAACTGTTGTCCACGATCCGCAGTGCGGGCAAGTCATGCTCATAGCCGTTCCTGAATGTCGTAGAACCAGTCATCGCCAGCAGACCACTTGCGCGATCCGTCCACGGTGTAGAAAGTCTTGGCAGCCTGAAAATCGGGGAACTTGACCTCGGCAGGGATCAGCGATTGGTCGTACCACAAACACCTGTTGTTGGGCTGCGTGGCAAACTGGCCGTTCTCCAGTCGAATGAAATTAAACGACTTATGCTCCTCGGCCTGCTCCGTAAAGCCCGTGTCAGCGTCCATGCCGTCAGCGCAGAAGTCCACCGTGAACAGATAGCGCCCGTGGTGCCACTGCTTATCTTTGCCCAAGAACTTCACGCCCAGGTTGCGCAGGCCAATCTTCTCGCACACCGTGAAGCGGTAGCCCATGCAGTCCCACAGTTGCAGGGTGTCGATGGGCAGGTCACCATCATGGTCCTCACGCCACACATAAGCGTGAAGCGGTAGCTTGTCGTACAGAGCGCCGTAGTTGGGCAGCAGCGACTCGATGCGGAACACTTGGCCGCGCAGCGCCTTGATGCTGACCCAGATGGCTGGCTCAAGTTCGCCAAAGCCCTTGGTGTGGTTGTACAGGAACTCGCGGCGCACGAAGCACTTCAAAGGTGGCAGAGATGCGACGATGTAACTCATGCTTGCTCCTTAATCTCGTCAAAATTAAACCACTCGTGCAATTCGTTAAGCACTTCTCGCACGATTTCTTCGTTGATGTCTGCTTTGCTTGGAAAATCGTTGTGCTTGTACGCTCTTGTGTGCCCAAGAATCACTCCGTCAGTGATGCACTGCTCAAGTAGCCGAATAAATTTTGGTGTCATGTTTTCTCCTTCAGCGTAGCCCATGCGACTTGGGCACATCGGGCGCATTGGTAGTGATACTGGGTGCGGTGTGGCGATGGGGTCAACAGCCAGCGGTGTTTACATTGGGTCATGTGTTCCCCCTTGCTTGGATGGCGGCGGCGCAGTCAAGCGATACGCCCAACGGGTCTGCGCCTTCAAAACCAAAACACACCTTTGCACACGCATCACGTTCATCTTCACGGACAAGGGCTTCAAATGCTTTGAACCGTTCAATCACATCTTCTGGCGGCTTCAGCCAAGTCAACAAGCCAGCTTCTTTCGCCATTTCTATCGTGGTTTTCATGTGTTCTCCTCAGTGGCTTTGTGCAGGTAGGCCGTCAGGCGCTTGATCTGCGCCTCGCGGTACTTGCACATACTGTCGGCGTATTCACGCGCTGTCTGGGCCTCCAGCAGCCTGCGCTTGCTGTCATCTAGCTCACGGTATGCCAAGACCTCAGGACTCGGGGTGGTGTAGGCGTTCTTCACCCACTCAATAGTTTGACGGATCATTACGGTTACTCCAGTGGTTGATGTGACACGAGTGTATCACACATTTTTAGATATGCGGTATTGTTTTACAGCGTTGCGCAATCCAGCCTGAGTTGTTGCTTTTTGGTCAAGCGCCATTGCTTGTGCTTGGTCCAGTGTGTCTTGCATCAGGATGCGGTGGCACATGACCGGTGCCCCCTGGCCCTGACGGCGCACACGGGCGTTGAACTGCTCGTACAAGTCCAGCGACCAGTTGAGGCCATACCACACGAGGATGTGGCCGTTTTTCTGCAACCCGTCGATGCCGTGGCCCATGCTGGCCGGGTGGCCGATCATCAGGGCGCAGTCGTCAGTCTTCCAGCGGTGCATGGCGTTGGTCAGCGATGCCTCGGTCTTGCACTCGGTCAGGTTGATAGGTCGCAGCGCCTTGAACTTCTCCATGATCCTGGCAGCGTCTGACCGGTACGCATAGGCGCACAGGATGGGTGACCCCTGGGCCTCGTCGATGATGTCCTCCAGCGCGTCCAGCTTCATGTCATGCACCGGTTCCCACAGCGGCATCCCGGCGATGGGGTACATGGCCCCGTTGGAGAACTGCAAGCACTTGTTGGTCAAGGCAGCTTGGTTAAATGCCTCGACTTCCTTGCCGCTGTCCAGCACCATGAAGAACTCTTTCTCCAACCTGTCGTACTTGGCCCGCAACTCGTCAGGCATCTCGATCTCGATGTTGTTGACGATCAGGTCAGGCAGCGGGTTGTAGTCTTCGGCTGACATCTCAAGCGTGATGTCCCCGATCAGCTTCTTGATTGTGTCCTCGGTGTCCTCATAGGCCACCTCTTTGTAGGGTCCGACCTTCTTGTAGAACCGGGTGCGGAACGCTGTCTTGCTCGTGCCCAGACGTTCACCCTTGTCCACCACGAGGAACTGACCGTGCAAGTCTTTGTACCCGTTGCTGGCAGGGGTGCCGGTCAAGCCCGTGGTCCAGTCGAACTGGTTTGCAATCTTGCGAAACGCCTTGACCCGGTTCGTGGCGCTGTTCTTCATCTTGCTGATCTCGTCCCAGATGATCCCGTTGAACGGCATCGGGCGATCTTTTTTGACAAAGTACGTTTGCAGCGTTTCAGCCAACCAACCAAGGTTCTCGTAGTTGATCATGTACACGTCAGCAGGGCGCAGCAGGGCGCGGGTGCGCTGGTCCTTGGTGCCCGCCACCATGCTGAACTTGAGGTGCTTGGTGTGTTCCCACTTCGCAGCCTCTTGACGCCACACCAGTCGGATGACTCGGATAGGTGCCACGATGATCACGCCGCGCAGGAAGCTAGTGCGGATCAGGTGAGCCAGCGTGGTCAAGGTGATCACGGTCTTGCCCAGCCCCATGTCCAGCCACAGCATCGAGTGAGGGTGCGTGGCTTGGAAATTGACAGCCTTTTGCTGGTAGCCGTGGAGCAGGTCAGGTGTCAGCATCCCATCACCATCACGTCAACCATCAACTTACCCTCGGCCACGTTGTCGATCACAAACACGTTGACCATTTGCTGGCGCAGCTTTTCGTGCTCCCGGTACTGCGCAGGCGTAGGCACTTGACCCTCGCGCTTAAACTCGCAGAACCACATGCGCCCATCAGGTCCGATGAACAAACGATCAGGCACAGCGGCACGGGCGGGGCTGGTGAACTTGTACGCCAGTACACCCTTGGACTTGGCGTAGTCGCAGACCTTGGCTTCAATCTGTTTTTCCAGCACGGCGTGTCTCCAGTTCGATCAGCAACTCGATGTAGTGCTTAGCCTTTTCCAAATCAGCAATGCCGTTCTTTTTGCGCCAGCGGGAAACGTACTTGATCACGTTGCCCTCAAAGTAGCCAATCGCGTTGGCGTGGATGAACTCAACAGGCTGGATCGGCAAGTCCTTGTAATGGTTGCCAGCAACCTGTTTGTCCAGTGCGTCAAACGCTTCATCTTCTTCCATAGTCACTTCAAACTGAGACATAGCTTCTCCACTTCTTTGACGTAGTAATCGAAATTGACTGGCAGCTTGCCAGCGTCCTTGATGTCGTTGCAGGGCTGGACACCCCAGCCACTCTCAACGGCAGACTTGCGCCACTGCTCGGGCTTCTTTGCAAGCGGTGGCATGTACTTGACCAACTGCCCGCCACCCTCGGCCACGTAGTAGCGCGTGGTGTTTTGAAGCTGCGATGTCACGCCATCACGCTCAATGCCCAAGTGACTCGACCGGGGCACTTTGGTGCGCAGCATGAAGTCCATGATGTCGGGCCACTGCTCGATGGTTTCGCGGATGGGAGCACCTTCAACCAGTACCTTCTCGGCCACCTTGGCAATCACCAAGCCGCCAGCGTTCTGGTGCCACTCCATGTCGTACTCGTATGCACCCTTGCGCTTGGTGCTGCCGTTCTCAAACACGCCAATGTAGTTGTTGACATCGCGCACCATCATGGCCTTGTACACAGCTTCCTCAAGGTTCAACCCGGTGCGTGACTGCCATGCAGCGCGGGCCAGATCGACCAGCATCTTGTGGCTGCGAGGCACACGCACTGTCAGGCCATCGGTGTTGACCTGGATGATGCGCAGGCCGGGGATGTGCATCAACCCCTCGGCCAGCAGGCACAGCAGCAGTTGGCCGTTGAGCGTGATCGACATGGTGAACAGCGGGTCGTAGAACACAGAGAACTGGTTGTTGCTGTCACCGTAGACGCCGTTCAGCGCCAGCTTCAGCATTGCGCTTTCTGCTGACTTCTTTGGGTACGACTTGCGCTGCTCGAACAGGTGCTTGTAGATGCTGACAAACTCTTTTCCGAGATGGGCCGGGTGAAACCCATTCGTGATTGCCAAGTTTGGATAGTATGAAGTGACATCCAAGTCCACGATGACGTATTCACCGTCAGACTCGATGACCTCTGACTCGATGGAGCCGTGGATTCCTCCAAGGCCGAAGACAAAAGTAAAACCATTGATTGTTGCTGTGAGGTCCGTGAAGACCCCCTTGGTTTCGGTGATGGTCTGGGCCTTAAGCCAGTTCATCACCCGGTTAAATTCAGGATGCTCGAAGTTGATCCACGGCAAGATGGCGTCCTTGAGCGCAATCACTGGGCGCTTGGTCTGCCGAGGTGTGCGACCCTTTGGGCCAAAGTCGTAGCAGGCGACACCGGCTTCTTCCAGCTTCATAGTGAAGTAGTCTTTGCCGATTTTGGTGTCGTTGTGGTTCATGAAGTCCCGGGCATACTTGCGTGTCAGTTCTTCACGAAAGTGGATCATGTCAAGCGTATGGTGATAGAACGCCTTGGTCTGAGCCACATCGTGCTTGTTGTACTCTTTGAGCACTTCGATCTGTGTGCGGTTCAGCGTGGTGCCCACGGGGAACGGCAGGTCTTCAATCGTGTCGCTGCGCATGTTAAACTCCAGCACCTTGAGGCTGGTGGACCGGGCACGGTTGTCAAAGTGGTGGATCTTGAACAGGTCGATCTGCGTGACAAACTGGTCAGAGGTCTTGACAAGGTGTGCCCACCTGCTGCCGTCTTCATCCTGCGAGTTGATGATCGCCATCGCCTTTTGGTACAGCGTGTTGGCATCACTGTGGCCCATGCGCACGAGGGTGTGCAGCACGGGGTAGTCAAAGCCAAGGTTGTTGAACCCGATCATGCGGGCATCGGTGTCTTTCAGGTACTGAAGGAACGCGACGATCTCACGCGAGTCGTTGCGGTGATCGCTGATCTCAAACATCCACTGAAGGGGTGCGTCTGCGTGTTCCACCGCCAACGTAAAGACGTTGGGGAAGGTTTCGATGTCGAACACATAGTCGTTACTCATTACGGTTACCGGGTAGGTGGGGCCACTGTCCGGTCCTCCGGGAACCCCCAGAGGCAGTGGCCCCAATTCAATTACTGGCCGAAGAACGAAGGCAAGCCAGCAGGTGCACCAAACGGCGCAGTAGGCATCGCAGGCGCACCTTGAGGCGCAGCGCCAAACATGCCAGCAGGAGCAGTCGCCACCGCACCAAACATCCCAGACGCATCAACGGCTCCTTCACCGAATGGGGTATCGTCACCAGCAAACTGGACAGCGATCAGGTCGCAGCGGATGCCACGGCCATGTTTGTTGTCTTGAGGCCAAGGCTTGATGGCAGCATTCACACGGCAACCGCCATACATCTTGCGGGCCAGTTGCTGATACGCCATCGTGTTGGCTGGGTCGATGGGTTGACCATCGGCTTGGATGACCTGCGGTGCGGTGTCACGGCCTGCTGTGATGAACACATGGCCTGCATAACCATCGTAGGGTTGGAAGGTCTTCTTGTTGACCTTCTCCTCGCCACGACCAAAGCAGCGAGTTTTGCGATCTTGCTGGATCATGCCCATGACAGCTTGGGCGTGTTCCTTCCACTTCTCCAGTGCCAAGGCACCGTAGCGGGCCATGAACTGCTGAAAGCCGGGGTGGTCCTGCGGCATAATGAACTCGCAATTGAACGAGATGCGTTCCTTGCCAGTCTGCTCGTTGATCTGACGCTGTGGTTCAGCGAGATGGGGAAAGGACAGACGGACGTTCGACAAAAAGATGATTTCAGACATTACATTTACTCCAGTTTAAGAAAGCCACGAGGGCAGGGTTTCGGAAGCGGGTGCTTCCACTGCGCTGAACAGCGGCGCAGCATTGGTGATGACAGCCGGACGGCCATCAGATTCGGGGGCTACGGTCAACTTGCCAGCCAGCTTGACCACATACTCTTGCTCCATGCGCTTGAGTTGACGATCAGTCAGTGCAACCTTTGTGCCGTCTTTCTTTTCCCACGTCAGCTTTTCAGCCTTGGCGGGTGTGACGAGTTTGGTCTCAAAGACAGCGGACTTGGGGATGCCCATCTTGACCAGCTTCTCGGCCATCTCGTCTTCGGGCAATGCCCATGCACGAGAGCCGCGACCATTGACCAGCTTCAAGCCTGGAATGACTTGACCCATCTCCAGACGGCGCAGAGCTTCCTTCTCCACACCTTCAAGGAGTTGGCGCATCAAGGGGGCAGCTTCCATGATCTGAGCGATCTGGGCATCGTCCATCGTGGATGGGTCTTTATCGGCAGATTGCTGCGCGACATCAAGTGTTTGAGTTACAACAGGCTGGAACATGATTCCGACCTCCTTCATTACATTACTTGCCAGCGCGTTGCATGAGCCTTTTGCGCGGCAGAATTTACATTGACTTTCACCCGGCACAAGCGGCGCGTCTGGTTTGTCAGTGGCAGCGGCTTGCACAATGATTGTACCCATGTTGTCGAGCAAAGATCGCACAGAAACCTCGTGTGAAGTGATCGGCTTCATACCTTTCAGCGCCAGCTTGGGCTGAATGATTGTCATGCGGATCGTCTTGATCAAGTAATCGCCGTTGACAGGCAGCTTCAACTCAGCCAAAACACCGTAGGCATATTGCTCAAGCTGCAAATTACCTTCGGCTGTGACGATGCCCATGCCGTCCTTGTAGTCGATCAACTCGATCGAGTCAGGGCCGATGATCTGGCAGTCCACAGTGCCCGACAAGTCGTCACGACCCAGCAAAAACTTAGGGTTTACCCTTTGTTCGGAGATGACTGGGAACAAACCGTTTACTGAACGCTCACGGATGTATTCAATAGCCGACTTGACCCGTGCAGCACGGTCGGCGTCAACAACAAACGTGCCCTCGTGATCGGTGAAGGTTTCCCCCACCTGATCCATTGGGTCCGACAAGCCGTTCTTGATGCAGTGCTCAAGCAGCGTGTGCGAGTGGGTGCCATCGGCAGCAGCAGGACCGCTGTCTTGCTCGGGGTACTTGGCCTCCTCTCGAATGCTGCCGGGGCACAAGGCCCATCGGCTGCGCTTCGATGGGGACAGCTTGGCGTGGGTGCTCATTCAAATACTCCAAACCACAAACCAGTCCCGTGAACGCAACCGATTGGGAAAAAGATGGCACTGGCCAAAAGAAGAAACCATTTGGAAGTGTTCATGCAAACAACTGCATGAGTAAGCCAAGCAAGACCGACCCACGCTGCTACAACGATGGACAGAATGTTGCTCATGTCAGAAGTCCATCGCACGACGAAGATCGTGGATTCTCATGTTAAGCAAAGGACCAAGAGATTCACGGCTTGCCTTGGCTTGCGCCAATTCGTGCTCAAGGTGTGCAATGCGGCGATCTAGGTTTTCACCAACAGTGGGGTTGTAATCAACTTCACGCGCAATTTTTTGCTCTGCGCCCATGATTGCATTTGCGTACATGATCAACCTTTCAGGGCTTCAACGCCATTGTGCAGTGCAGCATAGTGCTCGGGCTTCACATCGTTGATGTTCTGGTAACCCAGACCAGTCAAGACGCCTTGAATCAATGCGCCCTTTTGTGGACCCAGTGCTTTGTAAGCACCCATCACGTAGTCGATCAAACCCTTGCCGTCAGAGAACGGTGCGCCCATACCGGCGGCAACGGGCGCTGGCATCACAAATGAGGGAGGGGCTGGCATGGCCGGGGCAGCGGTCACAGACACAGTGATAGGTGCTGCAACGGGGGCAGCTTGTACCACAGGTGCGGGGGTTGGTGCAACAGGTGCGGGTGCTGATACATTGCCAGCTTGCAGTTGGGCAGTCAGGGCGGTGACAGCGGCAGTCAGGGCTTCAATCTTGAGTTCGAGTGACATAAAGTTTCTCCAGAGGGTTACGGATTACAGGGGGTTGAATTGTGAGGCGGTCTTCAACAAACGCCTCTACGATTTCACGATGCACCTCGCTCGGGGTTCCGAGCTTTCGTGCTTTCTCATGAAACTTGATGCGCGTCTTGTCTGTCACTCGTACAGACATGAACGCTGATTTGGATGCTTGTGTCATAAATAATTTCCTTGACCGATGACGCAGTGTATCACCACTGTGATACGATTGTGCAACTGGTTTAAAAATTATTTTGCAAAAAGAAAAGCCCCGGTGGTTAGACCGGGGCTTAAAAGGAGACTTCTATGAACGTGTCGGCAACTGCTATCACCAACGGGTCCATTCTATGACAGCGCCACAGACTGTGCAATCACATCCCGCATCAGTCGATGCGTACATCAGACACGGATGGTCCCTCGTGCCCATCCCAGCCAACACCAAGGGGCCACGCACCCCGGGCTGGAACCTCAAACAGAACGCCCTCAAGGCCCAGGGCGACCTGCCCCACGGCTACGGCATCGGTTTGGCCCATGCGTACAGCGGCACGATGGCCCTTGACATCGACAACTGGACCGTGACCACAAGCCTGTTGGCCGAACACGGCATTGACCTGCAAGCCCTCTACGATGCGCCCGATGCTGTGGTCATTAACTCAGGCAAGCCCGGGCACGGCAAGCTACTGTATGTGATGCCCTTCGGCGCTGCGCTGCCATCGAAGAAGATTATGCACAGCGGCATCACGGCCTACGAGTTGCGCTGCGCCACAGTCAGCGGCCTCACGGTGCAGGACGTGCTGCCCCCGTCAATCCACCCCGAGACACGCCAGCCCTACCACTGGGCGGGCCACGGCCACTGGACCCGGATGCCTGTCATCCCCCAGCCCTTACTCGACTTGTGGAACGGGATGCTGTCGCAGGACAAGGAGCGCACCATCGCCACGGATGGCTCGATTGACGCCTCGTGGGAGGAGATCAGGCAAGCCCTCGATGCGGTGCCCGCTGAGTGCACCCGTGACGAGTGGGTGGGCATCGGCATGGCGCTGCACTGGGCAGGCACTCAGACTGATCAGCTTGAGCAGGCGCTGGCGCTGTGGAACGAGTGGAGTGCTACCGCACAGACAAAGTACCCCGGAGAGCGTGAGATTTTGACGCAGTGGATCAGCTTCAAAACTGACAAGGCCACGGCTGTCAAGTTGGGGACACTCTTTCACATCGCCAAGTCCCACGGCTGGACCCGGCCCATACCCGATGCGTCCGAGTTGTTCAGCAAGATCGACATTCCCGTGATGGAGCCATTGAGCGTGATGGACGGCCTGCGGCCCAAGCCACCCGAGATGGACCTGTCTCTGTGGCCCAACATCCTCAAGACCCGATCCACTGAGATTTCAGAAAGCGTGGGCTGCGACCCTTTGGTCCCTTTGTTCGCTGGGTTGGCCGCTGTCTGCGGGGTGATTGATGCCCGCACACGGCTGGAACTCATGCCGGGGTTTAAGGTGCCCCCGGTGCTGTGGCTCATGACTTTGGGCGACCCAGCGGACAAGAAGTCACCCGGATCGCGGCCCATGCTGTCGCCGTTGAAGAACATCGAAGCAGAGGACCGGCCCCGCTACGGTAAGGAACTGCTGGATTGGGAGGGCAGAGAGGCCCAACACGCCAGCGCCAAAAAAGCATTCCTCGAATGGTCATCGTCTACCGAGGCCATGCTGGGCGGCGATCAGGCACCGCTTGTGCCCGATCTGTCAGCGCAGCCGGTGCCCCTGAAGATCACAGTCAGCGACATCACCAGTCAGAAGCTGGTGCGTCAAGCGGCAGACCGGCCCCGTGGCCTGCTGTGCTACCTCGATGAGATGAACAGTTGGGTGCGCAAGCTGACAGACAAGAGCAGCGGGGAGGACCGGTCAGCGTGGGTTGTCAGTTACGAGTCAGAGCACTACGAGATGGACCGGGTAGGTGCTGGGTCGATCTATGCCGAGAACCTCGCCGTGTCGATCTACGGCAACATCCAGCCCCAGGTGTTCAAGGCCAATCTGGCCGCACTGTCGGCTGACGGCCTGCTGCAACGGTTTATCCCCGCTATCCTGCGTGGCAGCAAGACCAAGCTGGGCCAGCCCATCCCCGACTACATGAGCAGCGCCGGGGCATGGGAGAACACCCTGCGCCTGACCTACGCGCTGCCCGTGCAGACGTACCAGTTATCCACAGAAGCGTACACAGCCTTCAGGGACTTCCAGCAGTGGTACGAGTCGGCCAAGCAGGACGAGCGGGTGCTGGACAGCGGCACAGAGTACATGACGGCTTTCGGCAAGTTGGAAGGTTTAGCTGGCCGCTTAATCCTCATGTTCCATGTCATCGAGTCGCCCTTCAACCCCGTGGTGTCAGTCGATGTTGTCCACAGGGTCGTCAGTCTGGTGCGCGGGTACATCATCCCGGCTTACCGCTACGCCCTGGGCGAAGTGGGTGGGGTCATCACTGACACGTTCGATCAGTGGATGATTGACTACATTGTGCAGATCAGCGGTGAGGTGCATACCATTGACCTGCGTAGCCTCAAACGGTCAGCCCGCAGGCCGCTGGAGGGTAAGACCGACTGGCAGAAGGATCAGGCGATCATGGATGCCATGCTGGTCATCGAGCAGGCTGGCTGGGCGGTGCAGATCGAGAGTGAACTGCACAAGAAGAAGGTCACATGGGCCATCAACCCCACGCTGCCCGAGATGTTTAAGGATTACCGGCAGACGGTCATCAAGGCCAAGCAGCGCCACGCTGACTACATCTACCGCCACGCCACGGCCAAGGGGTACGACCGAAAACTGGTCAAGGGGTACACCCCGGACATGGACGAATGAAAAAAGCCCGGATTGACCGGGCTTTTTTGTTTCATCGTTTAGTTCGATTCCTTAAAAAGTGGTCTTGACGGCTGGTTGGGAGCCTTAAAACCAAGGGCTTGACGGTTAGTTCGATGCCTTAAAACCAAAGGCCCGATGGTTAGTTGGGAGCCTTAGTCTATTTTGACACTTGGTCGTCCCCGGGGCCGCTTGGGGGCGGCGGGCACGGCGGCGGGCGTCAGCGCGTCCAGCAGCGCGGGGGCGATCGCGTCCAGGGTCCCCAGGACGTCCAGCAGGCGGACGGCGGCGGCGGACGGTGCGCGGGTCCCGGCGATCCACTTCCGCAGGGTGAAGACAGGAACCCCCAGCAGACCCGCGGCGCGGGGTTCATCCAGTCCGCGGCGGGAGATCAGGTCCCCCAGGTCCTGGGCGAACCTGGGCAGGGCAGGGGCGGGGTTTTGTGGGTTATTCATGGGGCAGGCTTTCGCAGGGTCAAAAAAGCCCCCAGGGATCACCTGGGGGACGGGTTAGGGTTACGGCTTGATCAGTGACGCGATCAGCAGCAGCAGGGCGCGGACGGCGGCGAAAATTAGGGAAATGATCACGGACAGGGTTAGCATTCATCCCCCCGCGGATATGCCCGTTCATATCGGGCGGCGTGAAGATCCGTTTTCAATTGTTCGATTTCGTTCACGGCTTCGCCTAGGGCCTTCTGCAGGTCCGCGATCCTAGCGAACAGGGCAGCGGTTCCGGCGAACCCTTCCGCATACGCCAGGGCTTCAGCTTCAGCGGCGGGTAATCTCATGAGATCCAGGGGCATGATTTCATCCTTTCAGGGTTTCGGGTTTTGGGCGGCGTCCAGGACCTGGGCGAAGCGATCCAGGCCGATACGGTCAACCGCCAGATCCAGATCGACAAGGGCGGCGGCGCGGGCATGATTTACGGGCAGGTCCCTGGACGATACGGGGACCCCCTTAAATGACGCGGTGACCCGGCAGACCCGATAACCGCCCACAGGATCCGAAACGATCCATTCACCCTTCCCCGCCAGGACGGGTTCACGGTGCAAAGCTAACCGCCAGGACCTGGACCCCCGCAGAAAAACGATCGGATAATACTGGACAGCTTCGCGGACGTCATTGGCCCGGATCATGTTAAAGATCAGTTTTTTGGGCATGATTTCATCCTTTCACGATCGGGATCACGCGGCGGGCTTTCGCGTCAGTAACCGCGGCGCGGGTACCGTGTGCGCGAAACCCGATAATCACGGCGCGATCAGCGATCGCACACAGTCCGCAGGATTGACAGGTGATGTCGTCCCGGACCTGGGCAGGGCATACGATAATTGTCCGCCCGTCCGGTGTATAGGTTTTGGGCGGGGTATCGATCGGGACAATACAGGTAATCGGACAATCAGACACGTCCGCCAGGGCGTCAGCTTCGCCCGCGTCATCCGCGGACAGGTTCACGGTGAAACCCCAGCTTGTCGCCTGCCCTGCCCAGTACAGGGCGTCAGCGGTCTTTTTGTGGGTGTATGTAAACCCGCGGCGTCCAGTATTGGCGCGGACGATATCGCCCAGGGCGGCGGGGTCCAGGTCTTCCCCAGATCCGGGCAGATCGCCCGCTACATTGTGACGCCACAGGGACCCAGCGGGCAGGGCGGCGATCGATGCGCACAGATCCGCCAGGGATCCCCCGCGGGCGGGGACCTTGTCCCAGGTCATCCGGGTGTAATAGTCTTCCGCGTAACAGTCCGCCCGATAATGCGGGCAGGACGGCGGGCAGGTGTCCCGCTCACTGTAAGTAACGGGAATCGGTCCGGTCTTACGATTGGCAGACACGGCGACAAAATGATAAGCGGGCATTATTTGGTCCTTTCAAGGGCTTCAGTGATCAGGGCGGCGGCGGACGTCAGCGCCCAAGCGGCGCGGTTATCGGAGAATTCACAGCGCGGACCCCGCAGGCGGGCAGCGCCGGATTTAACGGCGTCCAGGATTTCCCGCAGGTCTTCAGGGTCCAGGGGGTGAACCTGGGGCGCGGGGTTATCGGTGATCGTCACCAGGGTGAAATGATCCCGCATAAATTTAGCGTCGATCATGATCAGACCCCCTTCCGGGCAGATACCCGGACAGTATGAAACGGCGCGCCCTGGGCGGTGTGCGCGGTGATCAGTTGACGTGACGGGTTAAATTTAGCGGCGACAGCTTGCCAATCGATCGTTTCACGTCCTGGGCAGAATGACACGGCGACACGGTGCGCGGTTCCTTCGATCGCGGGCAGATCCGCGGCGATCAATTCACCCTTCAGGGTTTTCTCTTCCGCGGACAGATCAGCAAGCTGGGCTTTAATCGCAGCAAGGCGATCGACAAGGGCGGACAGGATAACGGGGTTTTCAGTTTTCATGATCAGGTTCTTTCAGGGTTACGGGTTACAGGATTTAAAGAGCGCCCAGGCGGCGAAGAGCGACATAGTGCAATGCAATATGGGTTTTGCTCATGTAAGCGGTAGGGTTTGCGGCGGATCGCCGGATCTCATCCACAGACAGCAGGCCGATCAGGTGCGACAGATAACGTGAGCGCGTCATGATCAGATCCTTTCACAGGGTGAACAGAAAAACGGTCAACAGGTACAGGGCGATCAGCGCCAGGGCAGCGCCTGCCCAGATCGCCAGGGGTGACGGTTCACGATCGACAGGGGCGGGGTAAAGATCGATGTAGGTTAATTTGTGCTTGTTCATGATCAGGTTCTTTCAGGGTTACGGGTTACAGGGCGGGGGCTTCGCGCCCCCTGGGTTACATCAGCAGATAAATTCGGGGTGATCGGTGACGCCAAAATCAGCAGCGATATCCCGCAGCGCGGCGGCGCTCTTATTTGTACGGGCGGCGCGGATCAGCGAAGACAGAGCGCGGGCGACAAAATCAGCGCCCAGGCCTGCGGCGTGATACTGGGCGATTTTGGCGACTTCGCGGGTTTCGGATTTGTTCATGATCAGGTCCTTTCGGGGTTACAGGTTACGGGTTACAGGGTGCCGGATTTGTTCCGGTGATGTAATTATAACCCAGCGGGTGATCATGTCAACAGGTACGACAAAATAAATTCATCAGGACAAACCCTAACCCGCTGGGTGATGCTTCAGGGGTTCTTTTTGGGGGTGGTGACAATTGTCCCTTTTATCTCAGGGGGTCGGTTTTGAACATTGCTTAATCCTTGTGCAGTTTAAAAAGTATGTATTTTTCGCCTTGCCTGCGCGAAAGGGCATCTTGTCACAATCGCCCCCAAAACCCCCGTTTTAACCCGCTGGGTGATCCAGTCGCCAGGATTTCCCTAGATCCCCTGGGTTCAATTAACCCGCTGGGTGATCCAGTCCCTGGACCCGTAAACCCAGGGGATCCGATTATCCTGGACCCGTAAACCCAGGGGATCCGATTATCCTGGGCGATCGATCAGCGCCCAGGATCCGCGGATAATCTGGACCCTCTGGGCGGCGATATCCTGGGCGGCGCGGTGATGCGGCGGCGCTGGGCGATCGATCCGCGGCGCGGCGGCGCGGCGCAAAGCATAAAACGTGCCAGCGGTTCGATGGGGGCGGGGGAGGGCCGGAGCGAGGTGGGCTGTTGGCCGGGCGGTATCACAAATCCCGTGAAAATTTTTTCAAAAATCAGAAACCCAGTGGGTTCCATAGACACCGTGAAAATCCCGTAGTACACTGAGGGCACTATGAAACAAGAGAACACCTCGTTTGTAGGCACGGCTGTCGCCAGTGAGAATCAACTGCCCAACTGGCTGTCCGTGCCTGACCCAGAACCCCTCAGAACCTCGAAGGAGGCAAGGGCGTTGCTGCATGTCGAATATGAGCAAATCTTCGAGAGAGTCGTGGAGGACATCTACCGTGGCCGGTCCCTGCAATCGCTGATTGAGGATGACCACAGGGCCATCTCGTATGAGGACTTCCTGCGCTGGGTCAAGCGTGAACCCACCCGCCACGAGCGATTCAAAGAAGCGCAGGAGATGCGCACTGAGTTTCTTGCGGGAGAAATCCTAGAGATTGCCGATGGTGTCGAAGCGGTGGACCCCACATCGAACGATACGGTGAACAGGGACAAGCTGCGCATCGACACGCGCAAGTGGCTCATGAGCGCACACAACAAGAAACGCTACGGCGAGATCAAGCAGGTTGAACTCGGTGGCACCATCTCTATCACCGAGGCGCTGGCGCAGGCTCAGGCTAGAGTGATCGAGGGTGAGGTCGTTGACGTGTCGGATGTGACACCAAGATTGGAGAATGACTGATGACTCCACAAGAGATGGCACAACAAGCGGCTGATGCAGTCAATGATGGTCGGCGCATGTCATTGGTACGCCCAAAAGGCATGAAGATGCCTCCCAAGTTCCCACGGGGCGAACTGCTGTGTGAGAACCACACCGGGTCGCGTGTTTACAGTTACGACCCCCTTCGCGTGTTGGCGTGGTTGGTCGCAAACGATCTTGTTGAAGTAGGAAGCACCTGATGCAGAAGCCCCGGTACAGCCCAGAAGATGAGCAGATGCTCATGGCGCAGCTTTGGAGTCCGTCTATCAAGGACGACCCCGAGGCGTTTGTGCTCTTTGCGTTCCCTTGGGGGCAGAAGAACACCCCACTCGAACACTTTAAAGCCCCTCGTGCGTGGCAGCGTAGGACGCTGCGCAGGATACGGGACTTCATCAAGGAGAACCGGGGCAAGCTGAGTAACGAGGAGCTGATCGACGCCATGCGCAGGGCCATCAGTTCCGGGCGAGGCGTGGGTAAGTCAGCACTCGTGTCGTGGCTGATCCTGTGGATGTTAAGTACCCGGATAGGTAGCTCCGTCATCGTGTCGGCCAACAGCGAGAACCAGTTGCGCAAAGTGACGTGGGGTGAGTTGACCAAGTGGGTCACCATGAGCCTGAACGCTCACTGGTGGGAACCCACGGCTACATCGCTCAACCCGGCCAACTGGTTGACTGAACTGGTTGAGCGTGACCTGCGCAAAGGCACCCGGTACTGGGGTGCTGAGGGTAAGTTGTGGAGCGAGGAGAACCCAGACGCCTACGCCGGTGTCCACAACATGGACGGCATGATGGTGATCTTTGACGAAGCGTCAGGTATCCCGGACAGCATCTGGTCCGTGGCTGCGGGCTTCTTTACAGAGAACATCTTGGACCGGTACTGGCTGGCGTTTAGCAACGGTCGGCGCAACACCGGGTACTTCTACGAGGCGGTGGACGGGAGCAAGCGGGAGTTCTGGGAGAGCGAGAAGATCGACGCCCGCACCGTCGAGGGCACAGACAAGACCATCTACCAGCAGATCATCAACGAGTACGGTGAAGACTCGGACGAGGCGCGGGTCGAGGTCTACGGTGACTTCCCCAAGTCCGGCCAAGACCAGTTCATCACACCACACATCGTGGACGATGCCATCAAGCGACCCCTGTACAAAGACATGACCGCACCCATCATCATTGGTGTGGACCCGGCCCGGGGCGGCATGGACAGCACCGTGATCGCTGTGCGCCAAGGGCGGGACATCGTGGCGATCAAGCGGTTCAAGGGCGAGGACACCATGAGCGTGGTGGGCCACGTCATCGACGCCATCGAGGAGTACCGGCCAGCGTTGACCGTGATCGACGAGGGTGGCCTCGGGTACGGCATCCTTGACAGATTGACCGAGCAGAAGTACAAAGTGCGCGGGGTCAACTTCGGCTGGAAAGCCAAGAACCCGACGATGTGGGGCAACAAGCGGGCTGAGATTTGGGGTGCGATGCGCGACTGGCTCAAGACCGCCAGCATCCCGCAGGACAGGATGCTCAAGTCCGACCTGATCGGCCCGATGAAGAAGCCCAACTCGGCTG